CAACGAATAACAGAGGGCACACTGTAGAAGAAGTTGCAGAAATGGCTACTAATAGATTAGTTTCCATTAGCGATACGGCCCCTGCACCCATTAGGGCACAAGCACATGCTTTTAAAGAAGCATGCAAACACATTATTACTTATTATATGCGCGAGGCCGTAAAGAACCACGTTTGTACAATATGTAATGAATTAGAAAAACAAGGTCAAAAAGACCTAGCTAATATTATTAGGAGACTATAATGGCTATAACACAAGCAATGTGCACTTCTTTTAAAAAAGAACTTTTAGAGGGTGTTCACAATTTTAAAGCTTCGGGTGGCAACACTTTTAAGCTGGCGTTATACACAAGCTCTGCAACTATGACTGCAGCCACTACAGCGTTTACTACAACTAACCAAGCTAGTGGAACAAACTACACATCAGGTGGAGCAGCGTTAACAAATGTCAATCCAACATCTTCTGGAACCACTGCGTTTACAGATTTCAACGATCTTACATTTGGAACAGCAACAATCACAGCAAGAGGTTGTATGATTTACAACGACTCTGCGTCAGGTGATCCAGCTGTTGCGGTGTTTGATTTTGGTGGAGACAAGACATCAACTGCGGGAAGCTTTACTATTCAATTTCCAGCAGCAGACGCAAGTAACGCAGTAATAAGAATAGCGTAACCCTAGATGTCAGGTTGGGGTCGAGCTGGCTGGGGCGAAGGGCCCTGGGGCCAGCCCGCAATAGTTAATGTAACTGTAAACCTTACAGGTGTTGCAGGGACTTCTGCGTTAGGTACAGAAACAGTATCTTGTGACGCAAACGTAGCTGAAACAGGTGTTACTTGTACAGGTTCGGTTGGATCTCTCACAGCTACAGGACAAGCCAATGTCACAGAAACAGGTCTAGCAGGAACTTCTGCGCTAGGATCGGTCAGCGTTTCTGCAGGAGCAGTTGTAACAGAAACAGGTGTAACAGCCACTAGCGGTATAGGTTCTCTTGTTGCTACAGGAGCAGCAAACGTAACTGAAACAGGTCTAGCGGGAACAGGTGGTTTAGGTTCCCTTACAGCCACAGGTGCAGCGAATCAAGCTGTAACAGGATTAGCAGGGACAACAGCACTAGGAAATGTTTTAACTGCAGGGGCTGCAATAACAGGTGTTTCAGGCACCGCTTCTACAATTTCAGTAGGAGACGAAACTGTAATATGTGACGCTAACGTAGCTTGTACAGGAGTATCAGCAACTGGTTCTTTAGGAAGTGTAACTACATTTACAGAAAATATTGTATCTATAACAGGTGTTAGTTCTACAACAGCAGTAAGCAGCTTAACTGTAAACGCTCAAGCTATCGTAGTTCCAACAGGAGTAGAAGCAATAGGAGCTGTTAGTCAACTATTAGTCTGGGGCCCTATTATTCCTGGACAAGATCCAAGTTGGGCAAATGTTACAGATACACAAAATCCAGGGTGGGAAGAAGTTGCTTAACTATCCAATAAAAAGTAATATTATCAAAGCGGAGACAAATAAATGGCTAGTACATACGTTAATGATTTAAGACTCAATGAAATGGCGACAGGTGATGCGTCAGGAACTTGGGGAACAGTTACAAACACAAATTTAGAATTAATAGCAGAAGCATTTAGCTATGGCACAGAAGCTATAACTACTAATGCGGACACGCATACAACTACAATAGCAGATGGTGCTACTGACCCTGGTAGGTCAATATTTTTAAAATATACAGGAACATTAGATTCAGCCTGTACCATAACTATTGGTCCTAATACAGTATCTAAACTTTGGTTTATTGAAAACGGAACAAGTGGTTCTCAAAATATAATTATAAGTCAAGGTTCAGGTGCAAGTATAACTATACCTGCTGGCGATACGAAGATTGTTTATTCTGATGGTGCTGGTTCTGGTGCTGCTGTTGTAGATGCACTAGCTAGTATTTCTGCGGTAGACCTAAAAGTACAAGACGATTTAACAGTCACAGATGATGTAGCTATAGGTGGAGATTTAGACGTAGATGGAGCTACTACAACAGATGGCATAACAAACGCTGGTAACTTTGAAACAGATAGTGGAACAATTAAACTAGACGGAAACTATCCTACTGGCTCAGATAACGTAGCTTTAGGAGACACCGCACTTGATGATGGCTCTTTAAGTGGTGATAATAACGTGGCTATAGGTAGTGCAGCACTAACAGCTAACACATCAGGAAATAGGGGAACAGCAGTAGGTAAGTCAGCGTTGGCTGCAAACACTACAGGAACAGAAAATGTTGGTATAGGTTATCAAGCTTTGGATGCTAATTCAACAGGAGCTGCTAATACAGCAGTAGGAAGTGAAGCATTAGGTGCAAACACAACTGCAAATTACAACACAGCCGTTGGTGTTGCTTCTATGATTTTAAATACGACAGGAGCAAATAACACAGCAGTAGGTGCTTTGACTTTAGATGCTAATACTACAGCTTCTAACAACACAGCAGTGGGTTATAGTGCTCTAACAGCAAACACTACAGGAACTCAAAATACTGCTGCTGGAAAAGGAGCATTAGATGCTAATACTACAGCAAACAATAACAACGCTTTTGGTTTTGATGCTTTAGGAGCAAACACGACAGGAACTCAAAACTCAGCTTTCGGAGAAGAATCATTATTAACTAATACAACAGGCAGTCAAAATACAGCTTTTGGTTCTGAAGCACTCAAATCTAACACCACAGCTTCTAACAATACAGCAGTTGGTCGTACAGCATTGTTGTCAAACACCACAGGAGCAAATCAAACTGGTGTAGGTTTTCAAGCATTGTATAATGCTACTACAGCAGGTAATAACACAGCATTAGGACATAATGCTTTGTTTAATACTACAACAGGTGATGATAACACTGGTATTGGTAAAGGTGCGATGGAAAACAATACCACAGGAATATATAACGTGGGCGTAGGTATGCAATCGTTATATACAAACACTACTGGTAAGTTTTTGACAGCAGTAGGTTATCAATCTTTATATAATCATAACACTACTAATAGTGGAGGAGTAAATAGCACAGCAGTTGGGTACAAAGCATTATTTGCTCAAACTACAGGTTCTCAAACCACTGCTGTTGGTGCAAACTCTCTTGATGCTTTAACAACTGGTGAAAGTTGCACAGCAGTTGGCACAAATGCTTTAAGTGCTAACACTACAGCTTCTGATAACACGGCAGTTGGTAAAGATGCTTTATTGGTATTAACCACAGGCACACAAAACACAGCAGTTGGTAAAAGTGCAGCAGATGCAGTTACTACAGGTAACTACAACACGGCTATGGGTACAAATGCTCTAGGAGGAACTACAACTGGAGATCAAAATGCTGCATTTGGTCAAGGTGCTTTGAATGCTAATACTACAGCAGACTTTAACACAGGAATAGGAGATAGTGCTTTAACAGCTAACACTACTGGATATGGTAATACAGCTTTAGGAACAGCAGCAGGTGAAACAATAACAACAGGTGCAGGTAATGTATTTGTTGGCAATAACTCTGGTGGAGGTTCTTCTGGTGTTACCACAGGTATTGGAAATACTTTTGTAGGTTATCAAAATGAGTCTTTTGGTAATAACTCTAATTATCAAATTGTTTTAGGATTTGATGTTAAGAGTGTGGGTGATGCTACTACTTTGACTTTTGGTAGAGGAACTGGAAATAATAGAGTACACAATAACTTTGATTCTAATGCTTCTTTCACTAGGGTATCTGATGTTAGATATAAAGAAGAAATACAAAATAATACAGATTGTGGTTTAGCTTTTATTAACGATTTAAGACCAGTAACCTTTAAATGGAAAGCAAAAGCTGATATTGATTCTTCACTACCAGACTATGATGCAAATGCTACTGAGCGTACACATGATGCAAAATTGTATGGGTTGATAGCACAAGAAGTTAAAGAGTCTTTAGACAAACATAACATAACTGATTTTGGTGGATGGTTTCAAGGTGAACAAGATGGAATACAAGGTGTTTCGCAAGAAATGTTTGTGCATCCATTAATAAAAGCAGTACAAGAACTTTCAGCGAAAGTTGACGATTTAGAAAGTAAATTAAACGGAGAATAGTATGGCAGTAACACAAACAGTAGCACAATGTTTAACAGCAGGAGTAGATAGTGCAACACTTATTACTGATATAAATACAAATGGTGCAAATTCTACTTATATTATGCCTGATTTAACACAAGCAGAGATAAATGAAGTAGTACAACGTAATGTTGACCACTTAGAAACTATATTAGCTTATCAACCTGTTGATTCAGATGACCCTACACCTAACGTAGTGGGTTCATCTTCAAGTAAGAAAACTACTTGTAGTGATGCTGTTACTACAGGTAAAGCGTATATCGCAGCGAATTCATAAAAAAGGAGAAAATAAATGTTATATCTTAATATTTTTGCTTGGGTTACAGCCATAATAGCAATAGCTTCATTAGTTGCTGCTATCACACCCACCCCAAAAGGGGATAAGTTTTTGGCTAAACTATATAAAGTCATAGACTTTTTAGCTCTTAACATTGGTAAAGCCAAGGATAGATCATGAGTTGGTGGAGTAAAGTAGTTGGTTTTTGGACTAATACTGAGGAAGTAAAAGTTCGTGCCAGAGACGAAGACGGTAAATTCGTAGGCGATGATGAGTCTACTCCAAATGTTAATGAAGCTTACACAACTAAACGGGTAAAGAAAAAGTCTAAGAAGTAATGGCTACTGCTAAAGAAGCGTTACTCAAAGTAGAGGCCCATGAAAGAGAGTGTGCAATTCGTTATGAAAATATAGAAAAACGATTGGACGAAGGCTCTGCTAAATTTAGAAGATTAGAGTATATCATGTGGGGCCTTTACGGTTTAACAGCTGCTTCTTTAGGCATAGATAAGTTAATATAAATGCGAAATGGCACTAGAAAAATTTATACTTCGACCAGGAATCAATCGAGAAGGAACCGACTATTCTAATGACGGAGGATGGTTTGACGCTAATCTTGTAAGATTTCGTAAAGGGCTACCAGAAAAAATTGGAGGCTGGGCTAAAGCTACTACGAATACTTTTTTAGGAACCGCCAGGGCTTTACACGCTTGGGTAGATTTAGCTTTTACTAAATTTTTAGGGGTCGGGACTACTTTTAAATACTACATAAGAGAAGGACAAAACTTTTATGATATAACACCATTACGTGTTACCACTGCTGCAGGTGATGTTACTTTTTCTGCATCGAATGGTGACGCGACAATTACTGTCACTGATACTGCTCATGGAGCAGTACAAAATGATTTTGTTACTTTTAGCGGTGCCTCTAGTTTAGGTGGCAATATAACTGCTGCAGTTTTAAATCAAGAATATCAAATTGCAACAGTAGTAGACGCTAACTCTTTTACAATAGAAGCAAAAGACACATCAGGAGCTACCGTTACAGCAAACTCCAGCGATAGCGGTAATGGTGGTGGCTCTGTAGTTGGAGCATATCAAATAAACGTAGGCTTAGATGTCTATGTGCAATCTACTGGTTGGGGAGCAGGTCTTTGGGGAGCAGGCACTTGGGGATCTTCTACGGCAATTACAGCTGCTAACCAATTAAGATTATGGTCACACGATAATTTTGGAGAGGATCTATTAATAAACCCTAGAGCAGGAGGTATATTTTATTACGACACCAGTGCTGGAACTTTAGGCACAACAAGAGCAACAGCATTAAGTGATTTAGCAGGAGCAAACTTACCACCTACTAAAGCCTTACAAGTATTAGTTAGTGACATAGACAGACACGTTATTTGTTTTGGAGCTGATCCAATATCAGGTAGCTCGCGCACAGGCACGTTAGACCCAATGTTAATAGCTTTTAGTGACCAAGAAAATGTAGCAGAGTGGGAGCCGTTATCTACAAATACAGCAGGATCTTTTAGATTGTCTGCAGGATCATCGATTGTAGGAGCTATTAGAGCCAGACAAGAAACTTTAGTTTGGACAGATACTTCTCTTTATTCTATGACTTTTATAGGCCAACCTTTTACTTTTGGTATTAACTTAGTTAATGAAGGCGTTGGTTTGATTTCTCCCAACGCAGCTATAAATTCTCCTAAAGGTATTTTTTGGATGGATAAAAAAGGTTTTTATAACTATAACGGACAAGTACAAGACGTTCCTTGTAGTGTACAAAACTATGTGTTCAGCGATTTTAATGAAGCACAATCTTTCCAAACGTTTGGATTTTTAAATAAAGAGTTTGATGAAGTAGGATGGTTTTACTGTTCTGGTAGCACAACTACTATAGATAGATACATTATCTACAACTATGAAGAAGGAGTCTGGAGCATAGGACAACTTAATAGAAGCGCATGGATAGATGAAGGCATATTTAATAATCCAATGGCTACTTCATCAGGATATTTGTATAACCACGAAACAGGTAACGATGATGATGGTTCTCCAATGGACAATGTGTTTATAGAGTCTAGTGACTTTGCGTTAGGTAACGGAGATCAATTTCAATCAATAAACAGGATTATACCTGACGTGAAATTTACAGGAGACGGTGGCACAGGTCAGACAATAAATTTTGTTTTAAAACAAAGAGATTTTCCAGGAGACAGTCTTGTTACTGAAACTACAAACACTTGCACATCTTCTACAACTAAAATAGATACAAGACTTAGAGCAAGACAGGCCGTGCTTAGAATAGAATCAGACGATGATAATTCTGTAGAAGTTAGACTAGGAGTAGGGTTTAGGGTAGGTGCTACACGCATGGATCTAAAACCAAATGGCAGAAGATAATGGCTAAACTGTTAGAAACAAAATTACCAGTAGCCATAGGAGACATATCTCCTGAAACTTTCAACAGGCTTGTAAGAGTTCTGGAGCTGTCTTTAAATAAAGTAGACATCGATTCTACTTTGTCTGTAAATGAAACTCAGCGTAACGAAAATAAGTTTCAACAAGGCGATATTATATGGAACTTAACTGCACAAGAACTGCAACTATGGAATGGTGAACAATGGATAAGTTTATACGAGCGAAGAGAATTTGGCGTAGAAGCTGTAGCTTCTTTGGGCAAAGTTACGGTATCTACGAACGGAGCAACCTCAATACAAATATAATGGACAGAGAACAATTATTAAAAGAACTTATGTTAGACGAAGGTGTTATTCATGAGATTTATAGAGACCATCTTGGATACCCTACTTTTGGTGTAGGTCATTTAATAACAGAAAAGGATAAAGAATGGGGCCTCAAGATGGGCACGCCTATATCAAAAGAAAGAGTTAAAGAATGTTTGGAGCAAGACGTAGATATAGTTTGTTCAGAGTTGGACAAGAATATGGAGTGGTGGCGAAATCTAAGTGATGCAAGACAACGTGTAATGGCTAACATGTGTTTTAATTTAGGCTACCCTAGACTCAGTAAATTTAAAAACTACCTTGCAGCTGTGCAAGAAGAAGATTGGGAAAAAGCAGCTGATGAAATGATGGATAGTAAGTGGGCTAGACAAGTTGGAGATCGAGCAGTAAGACTACAAACGATGATGTTAAATGGCTAAAAGAACTAAAAAGAAAAAGAAAAATGTGTCAAACTATAAAAAAAGATTAAGGAGACCATAATGAGTCTTTACGAAAATATACATAAAAAAAGAAAGTCAGGACGAAAAATGAGAAAGAAAGGTGCCAAAGGTGCGCCAAGTGCTCAAGATTTTGCCAACGCAGCAAAGACAGCCAGAAAGATGCAAACTGGCGGTGTGTTTATGCCAGGCATGACAACGGTACAAAGTAAAGGTTGCGGTGCAATACCAAAGAATCGCAAGAAAAAAACTAAATTATCGTAGGAGAAAACAATGGTAAAAAAATTGTCTCGTAGACAAAAAAAGGTAGCTAAAGTAGCTAAGCCTCGTAACAAAATTACAGGAGCAGACTTTAGAAAACTTAGAGGAAGGAAGAAAAAATAATGGCTACAAGAACTGCAAAAAAGAAATCAGCTAGAAAAACTAAAAAGAAAAGTGGAGCTAGGCCTACTAACCCTGCTTTATATGCAAGAGTAAAAGCTGAGGCTAAAAAGAAGTTTAAGGTCTATCCTTCTGCGTATGCTAATGGCTGGTTAGTGCGTACATATAAGAAACGTGGAGGTAAGTACGCATAATGGCTAAACCTAAAGGTGGATTGACCGCATGGTTTGGAAAAGGACCTAAAGGTGATTGGGTAGACATAGGTGCACCCAAGAAAAAAGGTAAGTTCCAAGCGTGTGGTAGAAAATCTGCTAAAGGTAGTAAACGTAAGTACCCCAAGTGTGTGCCGAGATCTAAAGCCAAAAGTATGACAGCAGCGCAAAGAAAAAGCGCAGTAGAAAGAAAAAGAGCAGCAGGTAACCCAGGAGGTAAACCTACTAATGTTCGCACTATAGTAAAAAAGAAAAAACCTGTAGCCAGAAAAAGAACAGCAACTAGGAGAAGAAGACGTGGCACGAAAAAGAGCTAAGCCAATACGCAGAACCACTGGTAAAGGAGGTAACTACCGCCCTACCAAGAAAGGTGCTGGTATGACTAAAAAAGGCGTACGTGCTTACAGAAAAGCTAATCCTGGTTCTAAGCTGAAAACGGCTGTAACAGGCAAAGTTAAAAAAGGTAGCAAAGCAGCTAAAAGACGTAAATCTTACTGCGCAAGATCCTTAGGTCAACTAAAGAGAAGCTCTGCTAAAACTAGAAACAACCCTAATTCAAGAATTAGGCAAGCGCGCAGAAGGTGGAAGTGTTAATGAAACTAGGTATATTAAAAAATCTTGTAGGAACAGTAGCACCAACCATAGGAACAGCTTTAGGCGGTCCTATGGGTGGTATGGCTGCAAACATGATTTCAGAAGTATTAGGATGTGATCCTGAGCCAAAGAAAATACAAAAGGCGATGGAAACAGCTAGTCCTGAGCAACTGGCACAATTAAAAAAAGTAGAAGCTGACTTTGAAGTGCAAATGAAAAAACTGGACATAGACTTGTTTGCATTAGAAACAGCAGACGTACAA